CCAAGAAAAATTCATCCAGTTCTACGTCCAATCCGGCAACGCCACGAAAGCCTGTATCGAGGCCGGATATTCAGAGAACTCTGCTTCTCAAAAAGGGTGGGAGTTAAAGCGCCGGTATTCGGAAATCATCGAACAGCGCCTCAAAGACGCTGTGAGGGACAAAGTTCCCGAGGCCATGCTGACCATCAGCTTCCTAGCGAAAAACGCCAACAGCGAAACTGTGCGTCTGGCTGCCGCAAAAGACATCGCGGATCGCGGAGGCATGAAGCCCACCGAGAAGATCGAACAAGAGGTCAGACAGATCGAGAAGAGCACCGAAGAACTGCGCCAGGAACTAGCGCGTCTGTTGGGTGAGGATGAGTTCGAGGATGAAGTTCCCACAACCCTGAACTAGTGCCATTCAAGTCTCAAAAACAACGGCGCTGGATGCACGCCTACAAGCCGAAAATGGCAAAACTCTGGGAAGATGAAGAAAAGATCCTCGCGGCTCGTCAACCAAGACTCAAAAGAAGTTCTCGAACGAAAAGTAGAACTGCTTAAACTCATTCGCGAACGCGAAAAGTTCAACCAGCTCGAAGAGTACGATCCTTATCCCTTCCAGGAGCGGTTCATAGATACTACTTCGACTGCTTCGCAGTCGGTTCTATGTGCCGGTAACCGGGTAGGGAAGACACGGGTGGCAGCCTTCCTCGTCGCGGCGAGGGTGACTGGCAATTACCCACCCTGGTATACCGGACGCCGTTTTAACGAACCCATTACCGCATGGTGCGGCGGTGTCTCGACCGAGACCGTGCGCGACATCGTGCAAGCGGAGCTGCTGGGAACGCCTGGAGACTCCCAGGCGCTCGGGACAGGCATGATCCCGAAGCACTGCATCATCGAGACCCAGCGAAAGCCGGGTGTGCCAAACGCCGTTGCGATGGCGCTCGTTAAGCACATTTCAGGCGGGACATCTTACGTCTACTTCAAAGCCTTCAACATGGGCAATGAGGTCTGGATGGGTCGCTCATGTGACCTGATCTGGCTGGACGAGGAACCGCCTCGCGAGATTTATACCCAGGCCGTGACACGAACCCTGGACCGCAGGGGTACGGTCTTTATGACCTATACGCCGGAGTCCGGGATGTCCGAGACCACGGCACAGTTCTTTAACGACCTTCGACCAGGGCAAAGCCTGACGCACGGCTCCTGGGACGATGCCTCCGAGAAGGTTAAGACGGTTGTGAAGGGTAACCCCGGACACCTTACGGAGTCCGTGATGGAGCAGATCCTCGCGGCCTACCCACCGCATGAGCGCGAGATGCGGAAGTACGGAAGACCGACGATCGGCTCGGGTCTCGTGTTCCCCGTGCCGGAAGAAAAACTCCTGGTAGATCCTTTTCCGATACCGGAGGAGTACCAGCGACTCGGTGGCATTGATTTTGGGTGGGATCACCCGACAGCGGTGGTCTGGGTCGCGTATGACGCAGACGAGGACATCGTTTACGTCTACGACACTTACCGGCAGTCGAAGGCGACGCCAGCGGTCCACGCTACGGCCATCAATACCCGCCCCAGGTGGATCTCCTACGCTTGGCCGCACGACGGCAACCGTCGCGACTCGATGGGTAACCCCGGCTTGGCCGACCAGTACCGGGGCCACGGCGTGAACCTGTTGCCGGAACACTTCACGAATCCTCCGGCGATGGGGGAGAAGAAGGGCGGCAACAGTATCGAAGTCGGCATCATGGATATGCTGCAACGAATGGAATCGGGACGCTTCAAGGTGTTCTCGACACAATCAGATTGGCTTGAGGAATTGAGGATGTTTCATAGAAAGGACGGAAAGATCGTACCGATACGCGACGATCTCATGGCAGCAACTCGCTATGCCACCATGTCCTTGCGTTTCGCGTCACCCGAGGGTGAGTCCATGTGGAAAGGAGACCTCAAGTACCCGGCGTTAGGGATCGTATAAATGGCGCAGTTGTTCCCCCCACAGCGCCGTAGACCGCTACTGGCGCAAGAAGAGCCGTTGCCACTGCTACAGCAAGTCCAGGACTATCACCAGAATCAGTCCGGCGCACAGCAGCTCTACCAGCAGAACATGGCAGAACAGGCGAGGCAACAGGCCGAGTACCAACGGCGTCTGGCTGCTGATGAGGTCGGTATTGAGCCGTATTCGCTTTTCTTAGGTCGCCAAACCGAAGATCCGTCAGCGGGATTTGAATTAGCCCCGGCTGATGTATTCCCTGGTGGTGCGGCTTTCAAAACTGCTGGCACGGGCTTGTTAAGTGCTATCCCGCTCGTTGCTAGTATGGCTCGGAAGAAAGTTGATGACACAGTTCCGTTTCTATCAAGCAAAACTGAAGAGGTAGTTAAGGGGGTAGCTCCTGGTAGCGAGATGATTGTTACGCATAACTTGACCTCTAAAAACTTTGAGCACGCGGAGCGTATGGGTGGACTACCCATGCCTAGTATTGGTATTGCTAAAACAGAGAACCCGATTGAAGGTTATGGGGAAATTGTTCTGATTGGTGACAAGGATATGGCGAAGTCTTCAGCGCGGAATCCCGTAGCCCCAGCAGACTCGTACACCACGACATATCCAACAATTGAAAAAAAGATTGTTGATGAATCTTTGGATCGTGTTTTGCGTTTAACGACAGACCCGATTAGAAAAATTGATCCAGACTTAGCTGATCAAATTATCAGCCGTCCTTGGGATGTTAATTCTAATGAGTATGAACGGTTTGACCCAATGAAAGTACTTTTCCTAAAAGATCAGGGTCGAGAAGACGTAATAGAAGATGCCATTAAAACATTCAGAAGTCGCCCGGAATCCAACACTAATCTTGATTTTGGCTTTTACTTAGGGCAATCGGTTCATAAGGCAAAATTAGATAGCGAATGGTATAAGTTTCAAGATAATTTAGATGACTATTTACGAAATTCGGGAGTAGGAATTCGAGAGCGTATTTTTAAAGGCTTCACAAATTTGGGGAATAGAAGATACGCGCCGCATACAATCGACAACGTACTTAAAGAAATGCGAAGTACGGCAAAGGAAGCTGCGGGGAACACGTTACTTGGAGGAACTGGGGCTATGCGAGCGCAGTTAGCACCGCGTTTTAAAAACCTCCAAGAAGTAATCAAGTCGCGTGATCGTCTTGTTTCAACGGAAGTTTTTCAAAAGGCAAGAGACGAAATTCAGAACGAGTTCTTTAGACTTGCAGAACAATTCCAACCTTATTCAAAAACTTGGGCGAGTCAAACTAACAAATTTGGTTTTTATGACACTTTTCTTAATGACGCCGTGGATTTTGGGAAGCGAGGAAATGCGGGACTGCAAGAGTGGTACGAATTAGATCGAATTCCAAAAGAATCTTTAGAAGAGTTAAGAGAGTTTGTTGCGGCAGTAAAGCGAATGCCTACCGAATATTTTGAGGGCAAGCCAAACCGTATCGTTGATCTAAGTGAATTTAAAGGTGCTTTAGTCCCTGATGATGTTAAGCAAAAAGATTTAGATCGTTTAAAAAGATTTGGCATAAATCGAATAGAAAAATATTCAAATCGCGGAAGCCCAGACGAGTCGAAAGCAAGTAGAAGTAAGGCATTAAGAAAGTTCAAAGAATATATGTTTAGCGCGGCTCCTGTTGCTGCAACGGCCGGGTTGCTTGCACCGCAAACTCAAAATCAGCAAGCACAGTAAAAACATCAAACCGAAGCCGCCTTTTGGCGGCTTTTTTTATGAGTATCTGAATGGCACAACTTGAAGACGAAGAACTACTCGCGAAGATCCAGCACGAGGTAAACGCTGCGCTCGGCTACGAGGATGAAATCTCAGAGCAGCGCAAAGAGGCGTTGCTGCGTTACACCTCGCAGCCTTACGGCAACGAAGTCGAAGGTCGCTCCCAGGTAGTCGATACCACCGTCATGGACACGATTGAATGGATTAAGCCGTCCCTGATGCGTGTCTTCACGAGCGGTGATGAAGTCGTTAAGTTTCTCCCCGAAGGCCCGGAGGACGTACCCGCCGCGAAACAGGCGACCGATTACATCAACTGGATTCTGACCCGCAAAAACAACTGGTCTGAAATCTTCCTCACATGGATCTCTGACGCCCTCCTGGAGAAGGTCGGCATCATCAAAGTCTTCTGGGACGAAACCGAAAAGAAGAACCGCGAGGAGTACCACGATCTCACCGACACGGAGCTGGAGAACCTGATCCGGCCCGAAGAGGTCGAAGTCCTGGAGCACAGTGAGAAAAGCGAAGACGCCCCAGAACCCGAGACCGATGACATCGAGGATGTTCTAGGAGCGCAGCTTGGCAACCCGACCCTGCATGATGTGGTGATTACGCGCCAGGTCAAAAGGGGCGAGGTCAAGATCGTCAACATTGCCCCCGAAGAGTTCCTGATTTCCCGCGAAGCCAAGAACGCTGACGAAGCGCGTTTTGTCTGTCACCGCAGCCGCATGACTCTCGCGGAACTCCGCGAAATAGGCTACGAGGTGGACGAGGAGCTGATTGGCGGCAGTGACTTCGCGAACTTCAACATAAACCAGGAGAGCAACGCCCGTCACCAGTTCGATAACTCCCAGGGCTGGCCGTTTGATTACGAAGAAGGCGAGGGCGCTCTGCGCGAGGTCTGGGTCTTTGAGAGTTATATGCGCGTCGAGGTCGAAGGTGGCTTATCCGAGCTGCGTCGTATTCTGACTTGCGGTAACCAGGTACTCGCCAATGATGCGGTAGACCGAGCACCGTTCGCGACTCTCTGTCCGGTTCCGATGGCACACAAGTTCTTCGGGATGTCTGTTGCCGACCAGGTTATGGATCTTCAAAAAATAAAAACCGTTCTGTTGCGGAATCTTTTAGATAATTTCTACCTCCAGAATGCGGGACGTATGGCGGTCCAAGAGGGCATGGCGAATTTGGATGATATTTTATCCCCGAGACCGGGCGGCATTGTGCGCGTCAAGGCACAAGGAGCAGTGCAGCCGTTACCGACCCCGCAGCTCCAGCCCTACGCCTTCGAGATGCTGGGTTACATCGACAGCATCCGGGAAGAACGCTCCGGCATGACAAAGATGAGCCAGGGAC